AGAGTAAGTCAATGGTGATTTACCATTTCTTAAATAATATACTCTATCTTTAATTTCCCAATTATCTTCTGGGCTTTTAGATTTTACTTCTTTTGGTTGTTCTATAACCGATGGTGTTTCAACTACTGGAGTTTCTATAACCATTTCTTTTTTTGTTTTTTTTGCCATAATATAATATATAATAAAATTAATAAAATAAAAGGCCGAGGCCGAAGCCCCGGTCTTTTAAAAATTGTTTTAGTTCATCAACATAAAGTTGTTAGCACCTTGAGTGATTAAACATCTTTCTGATAAGTAGTGAACTTCCATAACATCTTTTCCAGAAGTCATTGCACCAACAGAACCAGTAACCCAAGTTTTCATCTTTCTGTCTTCAGTTTCAGAAGCTCTATATCTAACGTGTAAGAAAGGACGCTTCATGTTTTTTCCTAACATTTCATCATAAACAGAAGATACACCAGCAGGTATAACAACACCTCTAATCGCGTTAACAGTGTCATTTAAAGCACCTCTAGTACCTTTATCATTTAGATATTTAAAGTCAGACTTGTAAAAGTCATAAGAACCTCTACGGAACCCAGAGAAACCTAAGTTTAATGCCATGTCTTCAGAGTTATCAAATACTCCGTAAGAAGTACCTCCAGCTCCGTAAGAATTCATTGAAGCTAACATGTCATCTATTGCTAAAGATGTAGATCTATCAACAAACATCATGTTTTCTTCAATAGCACCGTTTTGATCAAACACAGCTAATATAGCGTCAAATTCAGCTAAATCAGTAGCAGCATTAACACCAGTAATACCAGTAGTTTGATGACCTCTATTTTCAATAGCTTTAAATAAACCTTCAGTACCAGAACCATCAGCACCTGTATCACCAGCATTCGTAGGAACACCAGAAGGAGCCGCAGCTAATGCTAATTCATTTTCTAGCATTGCCATTTCTAAATAGTCAGCAAAACGAGCTCTAGTATCACCTTCAGCTTTTAAGTACCATAAGTAACCTGATTGACCAGCTTCTCCAGCTACTTCAACCCAACCTATTTGTGCAGCATCAGAACCTGATACTTCGTAGTAATCTTTTAAGATGATATGCTTGTTCATATGTGATTTAAACTTTGGCGTATTAGCAGAAGATCTACTATCTTGACCTTTTGCAAATTCCGATCCATATACCATTACGATATAAGCACCACCATCAGTTAAACCAGCTTGGTCGCAGTCAGCGTGAGTATAAGGAAGAACTGTAACAGTATTAGTTGAAACTGCACTAACAAAACCTCTAATAGTGTTTCCAACAGCCTCTGAAATTAATACAGTATCACCAACTCTAATACCATGATCAGCACCAACAGAGTTTCCATCAACATCGTTTACTATTGTAAACACGTTTGCAGAAACATCAGCGTTAGTAGCCGTGTAAGTTAAGTGTAATCTACCTTGCTCTGACCAAACTACTCTATCAGAAGCAGAAGGCTCTTCAGCTCCTACTTGAGCTAAAAATCCTGCTATTGTTCTTTTACCATAAATCTCAGCCTCTTGCTCCATAAGATCTGGTAAGTATTGTTGTGCCCATCCTTCAGTAGCACTTGACGTAAAGTCTACATAATTTGAGGCCAACGTTTGTTTTCTTGGGGCAGCATCTATCCCCGTTGCACTTGTAATTGCCATTTTTTAATAATTTTTAAATTGTTATTTATTCTTGTTTTTAATTTTAAACTTAAAATCAGAAGAATTGTTACCTAACACTTTAAACTTTAATCCTCCAGCTTCAACATTTTTATGTTGCTGTCTTGGATTCATATTAACGTTTTTAGATTTAGCGATACTTTCTTTCATAGCATCAGCTTTACCTTGTTCATAAAAGTGATTAGCAATAGCATCAGCATTCATAGCTGTAAATAAAGATTTATGATATCCTTTAGCATCAGACATTTGGTTATCTTTATCAAGAAACTTTCCGATAAATTTACTAATATCATCTTGATTGCTCTTTACTTCATTTTTATCTTTAACATTAAATCTATATTTTTTATCCCCAACATTATATTCAAAACCTTTGAACTTGCTGTTAAAAACTTGATCAGTTTTCTTTAAAAAATTAGATTTATTAGCTTCTAATACTTTTTTCTCTTCTTCAGATTCCTTGCTATATCTATTAAAGAAATCAATAGCTTTTTGTTGTTCGTTGGTCAACTTTGACCCAGCTTTAATTTCTTCATAGTATTTGGACTTTTGCCCGTCCAGGTGGGCTCTAGCGCTGGCAACTTGCTCTTTTAGCGCTAATTTTTTTCTTCTTATTTCTTTGTCGCTGTCTTCTTCTTCGTCAAACGAAAAAGAATCTTCTAATAAAAAGTTTATTTCTTCGTTAGTTAAGTGAGGTTTTGTTTGCTTATAATACTCATGCAAAACATCTCCATCGTCTAAACTACTATAATCTTGATTAAGTTTAACGTAGTCACTTAAATCACCACCAGTTTCATCCATAAAATCAACTAACTTTTGTATGTTTTCTGGTAATGGTTTTCCAGTAGCCTCGGCTTCAGCAACAGCTTCTTCAACTTGCTCTTCTACTTCTGCAACTTCTTCTTCAGTTGAATCTTCAGTTATTTCTTCTAATACTGTTGTTTCTTCTTGTGCTTCAGCTTCCGGTTGTATTTCTTCTTGTTTTTGTACGGGAGTGGTGTCTTCAAGGACTGGAGCCACTCCGCCGTCGTCAACGTTATTTTCTTTAACTTCATTTTCTTCTGGTTTTGGTGGTTTACTTAAATCTACTTTTATAACGCTATCATCCCCAGCGCTTTCAAATTTAGACTCATCAATTTGAGGTGTTTCCTCTACAGGTTTTTGCTCTACCTGCTCTTGTGTAGTTTCTTCAACTACGTTTTCATTTTTTTCTTCCATAATATAATATAATAATAATTAATAATTTTACCTAGGCTCAAAAGCACCTAAATCAAATCCTCCTCCTAGTATATCATTACCTGAAGATTCAAAGTTTTTAGGCGGTGTGCCAGCATTTCTTTGTTCTATCATCTGACTTTGTTGAGTTGCTTGGATTTTTGTTCTCTCGTCTTTACGATCTTCTTTTTCTTTTTCTCTCTGTGTTTGCCCTTGTGTTTCAATACCTTTTAATTGCATATTAAAAACAAACTCTAACTTCATTAGTTCTTTTTTATACTCAACTTCTTGCATCATTTTTTGCGCTTCAATCTCCGCTTCCATTTGCATTAACTCGGCTTTACTTTCGTTAATAACTTGATTTTTTTGCATTTCAGCTTGAGCGGCTACTTGTTGTGCTTGAGCATTAGCATTTGCTTGAGCCTGCATATTCTGCTGTTGGATTAATTGATCTTTTTCTATCTTTCTTTTTCTTCTTATTTTTAGTAATTGATTAGCTAATTTTATATTCTTTATATCTCTTAAATCAATAGCATCTTCAAGCTCTATATTTTGTTGTTGTAATGCCATTTGAATATTATTTTCAAGTATAGCTTTTTCTTCTTCATCAGGTGCTAATTCTAAAAATATACCAAAATCGTATAAATGTAAACTTGACATTTCTTCTAGCGTTGCAACATTATGTGCTCCAATAGCGTTTATAAAAGCATCTTTTGTTGAAGAGTATTCTATAATATCAGATATTCTAAGAGAAAGACACTCTGCAATTTCAGCTGTTAAATATAAACCACTTTGTAATATATGTCTTGTTGCTGTATTACTGTTTGCAGCTGCCAATTTTTGCACGCCAAGTAACGAGTATTTGTCTGGTGCGCTACCATCTCTAGCTTCATTGAGTCCAGTCACATCTCTTATCATTTGTAAATAGTAATTGTAATTACCAATAAGAGCCTGCATTTTTTGCCCACCAGCTCCAGATGTTATTTCTTGTATTGGTACTTTACCAGGATTCATATCTCCATCTTGTGTAAACGATCTACCAATAACACTACCTGTTTGAAAGAACATATTTAAAGCTTCTTGCGGGTTGTAATTAGTACCATTACCAAGATCAACTTCAGCTAAACCATCAGCGTCAAGGTAAACGCCATCTGGTACCATCCTTGCCATAACCTGTTGTAGTTTTAAATGCGTTAGCTGTATCATATCAGCAAAACCTGTTATACGATTTACTAGCGAATCTATTTTACCCTCATACATTCTAGGCGCAACAATTGCATAATTCATTTTTACTTTTGTAAAATCACTTTTAGGTCTCATCATATTTTTTGACATTTCCCATTTAAGTAATTTATCTGTACCTAATATTAAAGCTCCTTCGTACAGTGTTTCTATTGATCTTATTAATTTTCCAAATTCAGCCTCAGCAGACATTTCGGTAGGTGGATTAAATTGATCATCTTTTGATATAATTTTAGAAGCTCCACTAGCTATTGTTTTTGTTTTATAAACTTCGTTCATGTAAGTTTTATAATTAAAATACAAAACTTGAACAGTATTATTATCTTCTTTATCGTAAGAATAACTAGAATTGTAATTAGCTCTATGAGTGGATTTTGTTTTCATTATTTCCTCAAGATCTTCTTGTTCTAAATGAGGAAATTGTTTTGCAAGCTCATTAACAGGTATTGATTTAACTTCACCAACGTAATATATATCATCAAAATATGGAGAGTCTGTATGTGAATAAACTAGATTAGCTGGATCAACATAACTTATAGTAACACCTTCTGATGTATTAAAATCTGTTTTAACCGCACCTATACCAAGTACAGTTAAATCGTAATAAAAACGCTTTTTAGTTAATTCATATTTATTACCTTCAAACAAAACGTTTAATGCTTGTTCTTCTGCTAATTCTACAGCCTGTTTATAATTAAGCTGCATGTGTAAACCTAATTCTTCTTCTGAATCTGGTAGTGTTTCTTTGTCATTATTATATAAGTTTATATTCATAGTTTGCATTGCCATATCATTGAACTCCTTCATCTGCATGTCTTTTAACACGCTCTCCATGTATTCAGTTCTTTTGCTAACGCCATATGGATCTTGGGAATATGCTTTTATATCGTAAGTTCTTTCAGCAATACCATTAACAACTATATCAACAAATTTAGATATAATTGGAACTGGTTTCCAGTCTAAATTTAAATAGGACAAATCACCGTTAATAGATAATTCATCCTTGTATTTTTGTATTGATTGCTCACATCGAGCATATAATCTTAAATTATGAAAATTACTATGGTTTGCTCTATATTTATTATGAGAACCACGACTTTCATTAAACCACTCTTGCTCTATAGCTTTAGCAACCTTTAAACCATAGTCGTAACTAAGTTTTTCAGCATCACTAACAACTTGACTAGGAAAATAACTTTTTGCAATAGAATCAGCCATATTTATTTTTTAATTATTTGAGACATACTTCCGTTGTTAGAGTATTTAGAAATATGTATATTTAATTTTGGTTTTTCAACTTTAGCGTTTGGAGCATATAAATGCCTGTTGTTGGCCATTATCGCTAAACCACTACTTATTGTTGCGTCAAACTTTGTTCTTTTGGTTATATCAAATCTACTCCAATCATTTAATAATCTATTAAAATATAAATCACCAAAAGTACCATCTTGTTTCATACCAACATGATCTTGTATATACATTTCAATCGCTGCGGCATGAGCTTGTTTTATGTCTTCGCTAGAATTTGGTATACCACCAACTTCTTTTTCTGCTACAGATAGTTTATTCCAAATCTTATCTGGTCTGTTCATACTAAAACCCCTGTAACCTCTACGTCTTAAATAGTATAATAATCTAGGTTTGTTGTTCTCTGCTAATATTGGCATGCCATAAAATACTAATGCCATTAACACGTCTTCAAAAAATATTTCAGCCGTAGGTGGTCTTGATAAGTATTCTAAAAAGAAGCTATTAGCTGGAGCGTCCTCCATACTGAACTTAGTAAGCCCGTGAAGTGCTCCTTTTGAACCTTCACCATCTACGGTCCCGGATATATCATATGAGTCACATCCAAAAGCGCCCATATGTTCATTACCAGGATACTTTATACCATTTTTAAGTACCACTCTGTTTTGTAATCGTTGGGGTGGAACCCAACTA